TAACAAAACCTTAGGGGTGCCCCAGTTAAATTTAGAAAATCTAACCTTAGTGACTGTGCTCACATTTACTGTACCGGGTGTGGTGATTGTATCCCAAGAGCTTGTAGAGGTGTTCCACTTGTAGAAGTAGTTGGCATTGGAGGTGTTGTAACGGCAGGCTAGGATACCAGCATTGACACCATTAGCTACACAAACACCCAGCACATCACCAAAACCAGGAACAGTGCCATAGTCATTGGCATAGCCATTGATCTTCCTGTAGCCACCAGTAACAGCAGGCTCATAGTTGATCAGGGCAATAGCACTACCAGGAGAAGTCTCACCCTGGGACAGAACATCCCTACTTGTGTTCAAACCCCCTGCACAGAATACTTTGAAGGAGGCTAGATTATCGGGCATTAGTGGAGCCTTCGATAACTGTGGATCTGACAGTCATAGGCTGGTCCATCAGAACCCGACGCATAGTACGGATACCTGCATCAAAGTTATTCTGGTGGACTGCAGCACTCTGCTCGTTACTACGGAAGCGCATCATGATCATCATGGCACCGTCAAGGATAACGTAGTCGAAGCGAGTAGGGATGATGCAGTTGTCACTAAAAGCATTCAGGTCAGTCGGAACACTCCAGTAGACATACTCAATCTCGTAGGCAGCATCAGGAACAGGGGTGACGCCAAAGCTCTCACCATACGTATCATACACGTAGTCGGGAGCAGTAATACCAGAACCCGTATCACCCTCATCATCAAGAACCCGGAAGTTCTGAGTGTAGTTCTGGTAGTTAATGGCGGGGAGAAACTTGGGGTTGTTGTTTGCAGCGGTGAGTTTCTTAAGGTAGAAGCTCTCCCAGTCTACGCTAGAGGCATCTGCAGGGAAATTATATGTTCTCGTACCTGCAGTCAGGGTCTGGGTGTAAGTGTTCTTAAGGAAGGGCCACTCCTCACCAGTCTGTGCAATCTGTCTAATAGAATCATTGATGGCATTCTTTGCCAACTGCTGTACGTTACGCACAGTATCAAAACCGTCACCCCCAGTATCAAGAGTAACCTCGTTCAGTCTGACAAGAAGTTTATTGACAAGGGTGACATAGTTTGACATGTATCAAAAGTCTTTCTTGTATTCCATCTCAGTGTGAGAAAGGATTAAGTCTCGGCTTTGCCATCTATCGGCTACAACACACTCTATGTGAGTGTAACCTCTTTGCTGTGCGTAGTGGAACCTGTTGTTGCCTATGGCAACCCTGTACTCCAGATCAATCTCTATGGACTTAGCAGGGTCATGTCTTCTCTTACTCTCTTTTAAGTAGGTGAGAAATACAGACTGCTTCCACACAATAGGAGACCACAGCATCCCCTGTTCATCTAGCGACTTAGATAAGGCTTCTCTAAACTTGCGGTCTAGAACTGCAGCCTCATCCAGCTTCCAGTACACGTCATCCAAAGAAAAAATACGGTGTTCAAAACCTTCAACTTTTTTCTTAGAATGAAGTATTCTCATGGGAGAGTGGGGGGCCACCGAAGCAGCCCCCCTCTGTTATTATGCGAGTTGATCACGGTCAGCTTCAGCCGCACCATAGCGACCATCAACATCCATCAGGACAGCCCAGACACGCAGAGTACCTGCGGTCGGAGCAGTCGTGGCAGCGTCGATTTCGAGGTCGATGGTGTCAGCCGTGCCGAACACAACGGGGACAGTCGCAGCAGCAGGAGCATAAGCACCAGCGGCAGCAGCAGTTGCGTCCCAGGATGCGACGAATGCGTCAACATCACCACCAGTGACACCCAACAGAAGACGGGTGTCTGCCGACTCACCAACCAGTGCCGAGATAACCTCGATACCAGCAGTCAGGGCAACGGTGTTTGCGGGAACACTGATTGCTTCGATGATGTCTGCAGCAGCCAGGGCCGAACCCTTAGCAGTTGCAGCAGCAGCGAGGTCAATGTTTACGCTGACGAGATAGGGAACGGAACCAGCAGTACGGCCTGCGGTTGCGCCACCTGCGAGGGTAGTAACAGTAGCCATGATTTAGTTCTCCTATCAGGCGAGGTTGTATTTTGCAGTCACAAGAGCTTCAGGACGAAGGATCTTCATTTATATTCAGCAAAGAGCGTTAGTCTTTACCCGAGGCTAAGTAGTGTATGGCACGTTTAAGCAGTGTAGGGCTATCCTTGAAAAGTCCGAGGCCGTGATTGCATGAGGAACATAAAAGCCCTCTAACCTCTAGACTGTCATGGCAGTGGTCTACGAAGAGTCTACTTGTTCTCGAACTAGAAACCTTACTCTTGCAGATTGCACAGCAATGGTTTTGTTGTTCAAGCAACTCTTCATACTGCTCGTAAGTAATCCCATAAGTACGTTTAATAAAACCTTTGTACTTACGAAACTCGTTACAGGGTTTGCACTTGGATCTCATAGCAACTCCACCAAAAGCTCGGGAGTCTTTTTCCAATGTAAACTGGGAGGCAGGTTTAAACTCTCCGCAGCTAGTGCAAGTTCTTCCATCTTTGTAAGGGTGACCCTCTGGAAGTTTTATTTTCTGTACCATCTTTACCTCTGCTGCATGTTTCCATGCAGATTAGACTATATCAAAAACCGAGGTTTGTCAATTCGGTTTCCCCCTATTTCCCTTCACTTGAAGGTACGGGATGGCTCCCTAGTCGTTGCACGTTCCCTTTCGGGCTTCGCTCAGAGTTGCCATAGAGTCGTCCAAACTCCTTAGGGTTTCTCTGAATTAAGGGGGTTTCGATACTAGATTACTCTAGTAAAGCGCATCAGGCGAGGTTGTATTTTGCTGTTACCAGCGCCTCGCTTCTGAGGATTTTACGACCATACAAGTGCATACCACGCACGATGTCAGCAAACGAGTCGGGGTCACGATAGGTTTCGGTCTTGTTGATCTGCTCTGCAGTTGCAACAGCCGACTCGTGGCCAGCGACGATAACACCATAGTCGGTGTTCTGGTTTGCAGTACCCGTAGTGCCAGCACCACCGCCAACTTGCGGCAGGTTGTTCGACACGTACACACGGAAGCCGTTCCAGTTGGTCAGGGCCAGACCATTACGGAGAGCACCCGAGTCACCGAAGTCAGCGTTCAGGAAACGGCTGTCTTCGTCCATCAGGACTTCCATCATGATCGGATCGATGACGATCCAGCGACCAGCCTTGTCCACGTTCTGCTGGTCAAGAAGACGACCCATACGGTTAATCAACATGACAGGCGAAACGTAGGCGGTGGGCAGAGCAGTGGCACCAGGCAGACGAGCAGCAACGGGGATCGAGTGATCGCCAGCCGAAGTCGTCGTGATGTTACCAAACTTACCCTTGTTCAGCTTCATGGAAGCAAGCAGTTCGTCCGAACCAGCAGTGTCCACAGCCTTGGTGCCGTTGACGACATCATTGACTGCGTCAGCAGCAGCATGAAGAGCCGACTGCTTGTAGCCCGACAGGTAGCCCAGGACTTCCTGGTCGTACTGGTCGGCAAGACGGTAGGCAGCACGGTTGGTTGCCAGGTCCATGAAGTTCACATGCGAGTGAGCTTCTTCAATGTCATCGACTTTGAAAGCAAAGTAGTTCGACTTGTCGATAACGAGCGAGAAGTCTTCGTCATCCAGATCCTGAGCAGTGATCTGCGTACCACGAGCGTAGGACGAGACCGAGATTTCAGGTTCCTTGATGATGCGGACGGTATCGCCCTGCGAAGCAATCTCACCGAAGTAGTCAGAGTTGGTGATGTCACCAACAACGGTAGACTTGCGAAGTGCAAGTTGCACCTTCTTGGAGTAGATTACCGACGAGAAATTCCCGTTGGGCAGGTTACCCCATCCTGCAGCGGATTGAAAAGCCATGTTATATCCTCCTATGATAGTTTGGCTTTGATGAGAAAGCTAAACATCACAATCAAGAGGCTGCACGTTCTAGGGTGCGTACCCTCCCTAAGTCGGCCAACTCGGGGAGGGACGGGCCTGTACTTGTCCAGGTAGTTCTTACTTGTCGTTTAGGCTTTGGGAAGCTTTGTAGTCTGAGGTAATCCCTGAGGGAGGCTCGTGACTACTGGTGCTTAGTTATATCCAGAACAAAACGCTTGTCAACACTTATCTTGCTCTACCAGAGATATCATAGATAAATTTTCCAGAACGAATTGCCTGGTTGATGTCGTCAGAGTGTTTCTCAAACTCCTCTGCAGACATCCTGGCGACCTGAGACTCCTTAAGATAGTTTGAGGAGTCATCAGGATCTATGCTTGCCTTGGCAGACTTTCGTGTCACAGCCGAGGCGGCATCCTTTGCAGACTGCTTACGTGCCGCAGGATTAAGACCCTTGTCTACTTTGTAGAGGTCAATCACACGGACAACCGAGGCAGGGTCATCTGCATTCTCGTAGAGGGCATCCTGAACCCACTTGGGTTGAGCATCTGCCCACTCATGAAATTCATCACTTGCACGAAGCTTGTCAAAGTCAGGGTGTGTATCCCGAATCTGATTCTCAGCCTTAGTGCGTGTAGCCTCGTACTGAACCTTATCAAATTCAGCAAGGCGAGACTCTGCAGTCTTAAAGAGTTCCTGTGCCTTCTTTGCAGCAATCGTCTCTACAATACCCGCAACATCAGGGTATCTCTTTGCCCACTTCTCGATATCCTCATCAGACTTGGGTGGAATAATGTTGTGAGTCTTTGCTCGACCCTCAAGAGCCTCAAGACGATCCTGCCACTCCTTCTCCTTGAGTTGCATGTGGCGACGTAGGTCACCATAACGCTTCTTGAAGGACTTCTCTTCAGCGGTCAGGTTAGAGTCATCTTCCTGTGCTTCGGCTTCCGTGTCGGCTTCTTCTTGTTCGGAACCACTTGTTTCCTGAACTTGGGTTGCCTTAGGTGCCTCGCTATCGGATTCCTCGGACCCTTCTTCATAGGTCTCACCCCGTTGTTGAGCTTCTAGTCGAGCAATCTCTTTCTCTTCTTCCTCAAGCATCTTCTGCTTCTTGGCGTGGTTAAATCCACGGTCAACATATCCAGCAGTCTTCTGAGTCTTTACAGTATCAAGTTGGGCCATTAGTCTATCCTTATGTTGGGGCCAGGGGACTTGAAGAACCCCTAGGTAGCCTTATGCTGCTAATAGCATAGCAGGTTATTTTTTCTTTGCAACCGGTTTTTTACGAGTTGGTTTGGCTACGAGGCCACCACCTTCAAACCCAACACGGCCTGTGGTGTTTCTTCCGCCCGATGCTCTACTTTCAATATCTGCAAGTTGAGCCTCTGCTTTAGTTGCCTCCGCTCGCATATCGGCAAGCTCTTCTTCAGATGCAAGGTTTTTCTCAGCAGCCGAGATAACTGCTTCAGATCCCCGTCTAGCTCGGTCTGCCGGAGATTCTGCTGCTGGACCATCTGAATCCCTATCAGGTCTTTGAGTTGGCACAGGAGAAGTTGTTGGGGCACGAGGGGTACCTCCCCCACCACCAGGAGGTGTTACTCCACTACCAGGGGGTGTTACTCCAGCCCTGGTTGGGGGAGTAGGTGTCATACCAGTAACAGAGGCAGCATAATTTTTACCATCACCAAACCCGAGGACGTTGCTGAGGAATCTTGCAGGGCCGCTTAGGTCTTTTTCTGCAGCTTTTACTGCAGCATCCAGGGCTGCAAACTCTGGGGTATCTTGAAGACCCTGTGCTCTGGCCTCGATCAAACCTGCCTTAGCCTTAGCAATATTGTCAAGCTCCATAGCAGCACCGACAAAACCACCTGCAAGAGCACCTGCGGGTCCAGCAGCAATCAGACCCAACCCTGCGACATCTCCAGTGTCAGCACCAAAAGGCATCTCAAACCCAAGAGCTTCTGTGCCAAACTTTAGTGGGTCGCTTGCCAGGGCTTCACGGTTTTCCTCACTCAAGGAGAAACCACCCCCTGCACCACCGGGGGGACCACCATCACCACCATCACCGCTGTCATCATCAGGAGTTACAGGTGTTGGGCTGGGTGACGTTGTGTAACCCTGTGCAATAAGGTCGTTATACTGTTCCTGACTACTGGCAAGGATTGCTATACCTGTGGGGCTGTACAGCATTACCGGGGTAAATTCAGGCTCTTGAGTGGTAGGGGTCGTAGGTGCAGGAGGGGTAAAGATACTCCGGGGTAGTTGGAAACCACCACCCTGTTGCGCCTGATTCATAAAGTCTTCCTGAGTCATGCTAGCGACACCAGGCTGAAGACCACCCTCGTTAAAACCCCGCATAGGCTGGTTAGGAATACTGGCAGCATAGCTTGCCATATTGTACTGAGCCATGCGGGGGTCTTCCATAACCATACCACCCTGAGCCATACCTGAAGCTTCTGCAATCTGTATAAGCCCAAGCTTCTGAAACAACTCCCTCTTCATCTCAGGGGTAGTCGCTTCATCCCCACCCGGAGTATACACTCGAACAGGGCTATTGATAGCATCATAGATGCTCATATTACTGGAGAGAACTTCCTGGAGAGACATACGTTCCTGGGAGGATCTCTTAACATCACCACCAGCATACATACCAGTAATCTCAGTTAGCATTGCCATCTCTTCTGGGGTGAGGTCACCCTCAGTCATCGGGGCATCCACAGGCTCACCGCCGATGCGACCATTACGCTCCATGTCCATCAAACCTTGCTTGGCTTGACTCCGAAGATCTTCAAAGAACCTCACACCGAAGAAGCGTACCACATCTGCGGGAACAATGTACTCTCCTTCTGAGAGCATTGCAGGAACGTCATCACGAACCTCTGAGGCCATTGAGCCAGGGGGCACTTCGTTACCACTCACGGGATCACGCATTGCACCATCATCAGCCAGACCGCCCATATCAAAGAGGCTCATCTGTTCATTCATGTTGTCTTTATCCTGCATTAACTTTATCCCTCAAATTCAGCAATTTTCTGTAGGCCCGAGCCTCACCCTGCAGACGATACAGTTCATCTGCTGCATTCATCTGCTCCAGATTCTTATGAGTCAGTTCGATCCGTTCCTCTAGTTCTGCAAGGAGAGCCTTCCAGATGTCTGGGTTATTCACAAGAAGCTTCAGGCTCATTGCGGCAACCCACCAGTATTACCAGAGAAGCCCTGCTCACCAGGCACAGGAGTACTGCCAGTACCGATGTTACCACCGCCGCTACCCTGGGTATCCTGAACCTGTACCCCTGCTGGAGCACCGCCCTGGGGCTGCTGCTGGGGCTGTGGGTTCTCAGCCTGGAACTGCTTGAGGATCTCAGCCTGGATAGCTGCATCTGCCATCGAGTTTGCAACTTTGTCAGGATCGAGATCCATCGACTTAGCAATCTCACGCACGATGTAGTCCATACGAGCGAAGGGTGCGAGTGCAGGGTTACTGACAACACCGAGGAACTGCATCAGACGCTGGCTACGGACTTCGTTGGCCATCAGAGACTCAGTACCCTGTGCCTTCACTTCCAGGTCACCCTTGATCTCAGGATCAAAGTCAAACTGCATGTTGAAGTTGAAGAAGGCTTTACCCAGGGGTGCAAGCAGGTAGTCGTCGATGTTCTTCACCACAGTACGGATGGAGCCATTGGCAGCAGACATCAGCATCGAGATACCCGAGGCTGTTCTGCCTACACCAGCAACACCAGTCTGGCCGTGGGCGAATGACGGGAAGCCAGTGGATTCATCAGCAAGGACACGAGCCTTGTCGAAGAGTTGCATATTCTCGTTGGATACGTTGGGGAACTTTGTGCCAAAGATTGCCTGACCTGGGGCACCACCCTGACGACGGAAGACTTTGCCGGGGTAGACCGAGAGGTCTTGACCAGGAACAAGGTTGGTCTCGTCAATCTCGATAATCAGGTTACCCGAGAGTGCAGCATTGTCCACAGCCATACGCATGAAGCCATTCATCAGCGTCTGAGTGTCATCCATGTTCTCAGCAATACCCACACCGAACATGCTATAGGGATTAACCTCGTAGGGAACTGCGTAGTAGGGGAGGTATGCGGGGGTGAAGGGGTTCATTACCAGACGGAGAACCTGACCCTGACAGATCCAGATGTTGACACTGACCTGATCCAGATCCTTCAACTCACGGGGAATCTCAACGTCATAGTCTTCGAGAAGCTCGGTGTCTACGTAGCCCCAGAACTCCAGAACCTCAAAGCGTTCTGTGCGGGACTCGTTGGACTCATCCTCCATCTCCTGCTCCCACCACTCCTTGATGTAGTCCTCACCAGCGGCAAGGGCTTTGTCAATGGCGTTGTGACGGAAGAAGGGACGACGCTTGAGGGCACGGAGTTGACTACGAGACATCTTATGACGCTCGATGACATGCTCTGCCTCTTCCATGTTGGCAGCATCGGGATCGGGATAGAAGTTCCACACAGACACAGAGGAAGTCTGGGGGACAGTCTTGAAGGTGGGGTTGTAGGTGCCATCCTCATCCCAGTTGGGATACTCCTTGTCGATGGCAAACGGACCCTTCATTACACCAGTGCCAAACAGGGCACACTCAAAGGCTGCAACACGAAGTTGCTTCTTTGCGTTGGACTCCTCCAACTGGTCGTGGATCTTCTTCTCCATTTTCTTTGCAGACAGCATGGCTGGGTGGAGGCTGATAGCTGTGGGGGTTGTACCCTCACCCTCCTTCAGCTTACCCTCAACAGGGGACAGCTTGTCACGAAGACCACCAAGGCGTTCCAGGAACTCAGGATAAGTCTCCCCAGGAAGAAGGGACATGTCCTGCTGGGGTTGATCCTGCACTGCATCCATCTGAGGGTTGGTCTCAAAGTGGACTGCCTCAGAGATACCCTCAGGGAGAGTGGTGGGGTCAATGGTAATGGGGAAGCGGTTGGCACCAAAGAGAACGTCAACAATCTGGCCGTATGCAGCCAGGGTCTTCGTCTTGGTTACCTTGACAAAGATCTTAGACTTTTCAGTGGAAGTAAACTGAACATCAGGGCCGTAGATACCACGGTAGTTTCTGTATGCTCTGATCCAACGCTGTTCATCAATATAACGAGCGTCTTCTGCCCGCTTGAACCGACTCTCTACGAATCCGACAATCGTGCCAGCCTTAGGGTCATTGAAGTCATTCTCAGCCACATCCTCAAGGGATACCGAGTTTGCGGAGTCAATGATTTCATCTTCGTCCATGTTACGTCCTTACTTAGTAACCAAAGGTTGAGTCAGCGGCCTGGAAGCCAGATCTTTGGGTGAGTGGGTCAAAGTCAAACAGAGAGCTTCGTGGTCTTGTCATCACAGCATAACGCAGCGCATCATACAGGTGATCCTCTGACTTGGTGTCCACATCCTCAGGGTTGTTCTTGTCAAGAGGGATGGAGGGGAGTTGAGAGATCAGGTTGGTGCAGGTGTTAAAGATTACCAGCCGAGGCTCATCAGTAAAGTCATCCACCTGTAGTCTCCTGTGGATCTCGTTCTTACCAGCCACACGGGAACCCCTGGATCTGTCTGCAGGTCTCCACCGACAACCCCTGAGGATCATCTGCTCTGCTAGGCTGGGACCAGTGTCACCACGCTTGTGCCAGAGTGAGGAGTCGAGTACACCATAGCGAATCTTCTCCCCCTCCTCACGCTCAAGAACCATGTCAGCCAAGTCAGTAGCAATCACACGAGACACATACAATTCTCTGTAGACGATCAACTGTTCTGAGGGAGACACAGCAATCCAGAGTACACCAGAGTAGGAACCGTATCCGTAGTCAGCAGCCCTAAACTTAGTCCAGCTATTCGGGATATCGAAGGGTTCGATAACGTGTAGCCTACGACTAAACTCAGGGAAGGCTGCACCCTGGTTGATATCCCAGTTGCCCTCTAGTAGCTGCTTACGCAAATGCTCTGGCATAGACAGCAGGTTTGCCTCGTACATCCCGTCATCTGCTAGGTAGGGGTTGTCGTGCAGAGTAGCAGGGATAAAACGGCGTTTAAGTAAAGGCTGTCCCTCAAGGCTGTGACCCTTGGGCCAGGTAATAACTTCACCCGAGTCTAGATCCTTAGCCCAGAAGGGAGTCCCAGGGGCTGAGGGGTCAACGAACATCTTCTTGACCCACTGATGCCCAGGACCGCCAGGGTTTGTCGTGGCCCTCTGGTACAGCTTGAGGCCAGAGTCCTTACTGGTACGGAGACGAGTACGCATGTAGTCCCAGGCATAGGGTGTGGGCCACTGTGTCAACTCGTCAAAACCAATCCAGGTGTACGCCTGACCCTGGTAACGGCTCACGTCATCCTCTCGGTCGAGGTAGGACAGCCAGAGGGAGGCACCAGAGGGAGCCACCCAGGTCTTATCTCTCTCAAGGAACTTAATGCCAGGGATGGCACGTGGGTAGAGTTCCTTGGAGACCGCCACAAGTTCTCTCAACTCTTCCGTAGTTCTACGGACAAGGAGCATCCTTGCTTTGGGATTATTGAAGTACCGTACGGGGTCAGCCAGCATAGCGTAGGACTTGCCACCACCAGCAGCACCACCGTACAGTACTTCTTGCTCAGGTGCGGACAGGAAGTCGGTCTGAGGACCAGGGTTAGGCTGGAAGATTACTTCCTGCGCCTTCTTAACCTCGATCTTCTCTGGACTCGCCTGAGCAGGTACTGTCGGTCTCTCCGTCACCGTCTGGGGTGCCTCTTGCACCGACTCTGTGACGTTCGATTTTCTCGGCTTTTTCGAGCGCCGCCTTGTACCTTTCGGCAAGGTAGCGGAGATTTGAAGCTTGTCTCTTACGTCCCTGCTCAAGTTTAACCCTCTTAAACAAACCCACGTGGGATATTGGTCTCCCACTCTGCTCACTCAGCCATGCAGCTACTTGTCTGTAACTGTACTGCTTCAAGTGCTTCTTGGCTTGTTCAAACAGTTCAAGCTCTTCAGGGATAGGGAGTAAGATGTCTGGGTCATCTGGGTCTTGTTCGTAGCCAAAGGGAATAAACCTTCCAACTCGAACAACAGGGTACCAGATATACTCTTCTTCCGTTTCCTCAGGTGGGGGTAGTGTCCATGTTCTTTTTAGTCTAGCCATGCTACCTCTTCTGGGATTGTTTGTCAATCCTCATCTTTTTTAGCAGGAAGAATAAACAGAGGAGTCTCTGACTTAACTTCCACTTTGTCCGTAGCCTTGAACCCAGCACGGTCAAGGATGTCCTTAGCTGCAGACATCTTCTCTTTCACACCCAGGTCAGTGGGGTTAACCATTGCCTGGTGCATGGTGTATGCAGCCTTAACACCAGAACGAGCCAAGTACTTCTTGACCAGTTCTGCAATGTCATCCTCAAGAGCATCAACGATAACAGACGTAGCCACATTGTCACTGTAGCCCGCCAGTTTCTTAGCCTTCACAAAGTTACCCTCTGCCTCTTCAAAGAGGACATCGAGAAACTTCTGTTGCATTTCTGTACGTGCCATTAGGATTTCCTGTGTCTGCTGGTTTTCTTAGCGATAGTCTTTGGCTGACTGGAGTGTTGTTTACCTGCCTTGGTGTCCCTGCGCTTCTTTGCGGAGGTTCTTGCGTATTCCTCCGCAGAGAGTGCGGAGATTGCCTTAGCAGGTAGGTAACGTTCACCTGTAGCCTTCGGTCCCTGAGTGGATGGCTTGCCTGACTTAGTACGCCAGTCCTGCTTGGTCCACTTGTCTAGGCTTTTCTGTGGGGCTTTCTTAGTCACTTGTAGCCTCCACCAGCTTTTTTATATTCACTGGCCAAAAGCTGTGCTTTCCTGGCCGACCACTGCCCAGCCTTGCCACCCTTGGTGCCAGCCTTGATCTTCTCAAAGAGGCGCTTCCGCATGGCAGGCTTGGTGTAGTTGCCAGCCTCGTTTACTTTAGACTTTTTTTCGGCCATAAACTGTGTCCACAATCTCTGATCTTTTCAGACCCAAGTCCTGCAACTGCTTGTCAGTCAGGTAGTTGAGTTGAATGTAGGCGACTCTCTTCTCGTGGTAGTCGTTGATAAAGTCTAGGATCTTCTTAAGCATTGGTCTACTCCTTTGTTGAGACGGAGTAGTTATACCAGAATCACTATACTATACTACAGATAAGAATGCAATCCCGTTATGCAGACTAGCCTACTGGAATGAAGGTCTCAGTAACAGTACACATAAAGTCTAGTTCTGGGGAAGCATTACCTGAAGCAACACACTTAAGGGCATCACCGGGTTCCAGTACAAGTGTAGCATCTGTGAGTAGAACAAACTCACCTACGCCTAGGTTCTTACCACCAATAAGCCTAAACTCAGCAGAGTCACTTGCTCGTACCCACTTAGCCAGGGCAGTGGTGTTACCATTTGCATTCACACAGAACAGCATGGTCACCTCAGCACGACAGTTAGAAGGACAGGTGTAGAGTGTCTCTACGGCATCCTGAGTGTCACAGATGACACCCTTACTGACAGTACGTGCTGGCTTGCCTTGGCTGTAAAGGGTCATTTCTTTTTGGTAGCCTTCTTCTTGAGCTTAGTAGTCCAGGCTTCATTCACCTCGGGAGTGGTAGGGTCATCAGGAATAAAGTGACCCTTCTCATCCCTAGCCCGAACCACTTCCTCCTGGTCAGAGATAAACTGGAGGATGGCAGCATCCTTAGTATGCCACTCTCCACGAATCTTTTCTGCCAGGACATCACCCATGTGCCCAAGAACTTTATCATTAACAAGTCTCATTTGTAACCTCTGGGGGACTTAGAGTCGTAGAACATACCCTTGCCACGACGGTCAGTGTTCCCCTTCTTAACCATGCCACCACGAGCATAGCCTTGCTTCTTGGCCATACCACCCTTAGCCATGCCAGACGGACGACCCTCTCTGAGAATTACAGAAGGGTCAGTCGGGCCTTCACCACGCAAAAAGTTTTGGATTGCCATAATAATTGCACGACCAGGGACTCTATTTCTGGCACCCTCCTCTGCAATTTTTATTGCACCAGTTCTCAGGGAGGGAGTGGTAGCATCGTTAATAAAGCTTTCAACGATTTGCGGAATAACATCCGCACGGTTAACTTTAGTGGGGGTTGGTGCTTTGTCACGAGGGTCTCTTCTGACTTCTCTATCAATAGGCCCAGATGTTACACGGGGTGTAGACACAGAGGTGGCAGTGCCTTCATTCGGGCCAGGAACTCTGCGAGGATTCCGTTGGGGACGAGTAGCAGGCTTACCCTCTGCACGGTCGATAGCTGCAGAAGCACTACGTGCAACTTCATCCACGGAACGACGACGAGCCTGGGGACGTGCAGACTCCGTAGGGGCACGGCTTGTAGAGCCACGAGAACCCCTAGCAGGAGCCTCCTCAGCCAAGTCCGTGGTGTACTTATTGCCACGCCAGGTAAAAGTCTTGCCACCACCCATTTCCTTACGGGCATCTGCAAAGGCTCTGCCAAAGCTCATTTCATCACGATTTGCCATGTTATTCACCACACTTCTTAATGCCAGTGTTCATCTTGCCAGTGGACTTAACCATACCACCGACGTTGTAACCCTTAACCATGCCACCCTTGGCCATGTAGCCCATATTATTACGAACTTCCTTAGGAAGTTTGCTGAGACCCTTGTTGTCCTCAGGCACTTCCTTCATCATGCCACCAGCGGCATAACCCTTCATCTTGTTCATTCCAGGAATCTCCCCCTTGTTTTCCATAGCGTAGAAGATTCCCTCGCCCTTCTTTTCGCCATACTGTTTTTCTAGTTTAGCCTTGATCTTCTTGCCTGCTTTACTGAGAGGCATCAGTCATCCCAACCCTCAGACTCACACTCCCAAGCCTGACAGGAAGCCTCAGCAGCGCAGAGGAACTTGAACTTCATGCAGGCACCCATCGTGGCATCTGCATCGAGAGCCTTGAGTACTTTCTTGCCATTGTTGAAGTAGTCGCAGTTAGCACACTTCTTCAACTCAGCATACTCCTTGGCTTCCTTGTCAACGACAGTATTCCAAGCCTTGGCCAGTTCCTCAACAGACTCACCATACATCCAGTACTTGACTGCACGTTCCTTGTTCTTCGGGTCTACCTCGGGGATCTCCCCGATCATCAGGCCAATCTTCATCATGTTCTCACCATTTCACCTTGTCAGCCCAGTAGGCTGCGGACATCTTGCCCTTTGCGATATTCTTAGAATGACGGGCCTTAAAGCTTGCCCGCTTCTTCTTCATTGCATCACCCTCGCCAGCCTTAGGCTTGCCAGCAGTCTTAGCGCCCTGCTCACCAAAGCGAATCGTCTTGACCTTGTCACCCTCTTTGGCGACAACGACATGGGACTTCTTGGGGTGACCGGGTGTACGCTTAGGCTTGTTGAAGCCTGCAACACCTGCTCGTTCTAGTCTAGGATCTTTTGCCATCAGAGTAACTCAAAGAAGTCGGTTTCAAAGCAGAATGCTTTAACGAAGTATTGGGCGGATGCAGCCTCTGCTACAGCATTGGCCTCCAACTCACACTCCTCCATAGTCGCATACAGCTTCTGGGGGTTGGGGATTGGTACGCAGCTAACTGCATCAACAGGGCTTGCACACAGCAGTAAAATTCCAAGGATCATGTTCTTCTCCTGAATAGACTTGCTATGCTTCTGCCCATCTCACCAGGGCTAGGAAGCAGCCACCCAATAATCAGAAGAAGTATCACCCAGGGTGGGATGTTGGTTACTTGAAGATTCTCTACAGACCCAGTTCGTATTTCGTTGGAGGACTGCTCAACTGTCTCGATAGAAGCCTCAGTGCGTACCTCAGGCTGGAACCTCTTATCCTGCCCTACGGTCTGGGTGTTCTCTCTCCCAATCTGTGTGTTCGCTGCTACGTTGGTCCCCCCGCCCAGTGGAAGACCTATCGGACTGCATCCAGCTATCATCGCTGCTAGTAGGAGTGGAGGGAGTAGTCTTGCCATTCACGTAGATCCCAAAGAAGCCTGCACCTGCACCGACAACCACAGACACAAAGCCTGCCTGGGCGTTGGTGGGATCAGGGAGTGACATGAACCATGTCGTTGTCTCGTAGAACGCAATACCATACAGAGTGATAATCATGCGGGGCCAGATGCGCCACTGGTCTACCCACTGGGGAGTTATTTTCATTCTACCACTTCCCCTGATGCTGTCCCAGGTAGTAAATTAGGACTGCCAGTCCAGCACCACCAGACCCAAAAGCAAGAATCCCCACGATCCACAGCAGAAGAGTTTCTTTGATTTCCTGTCTTCTGTAGACACTGTCCTGTCTCTGCTTCTTGACATTACGTAGGATCTCTTTGTATTCAGTTAGACCCTTCTCACCATAGACATACCCAATCATCGTCTCAACCTGCTGTCTCATCTCCTGCACTTTTTTCTGTGCAGTGAAGATCTCTATGGCTTCTGCCTCAGCACTTCCAGTCAGAGACTTCCAGACACTGGGATTCTTGGCCTTCTCAGCAGCGTAGTTGATGTCACTCACAGCACCAGCAAACTTACTCATAGCAGCCGAAGCATCCCTACCAGCAGACAACAGTTGCTGTATCTGGGACACCGCAGTACTTGCTACGGACAGGGCTGTAAGCGGATCAATCATAGTAGCTCTTCGGGCAAAGGTGTTGAGAATCTACACGGTATATTTTATCGTACCACCTGTGTGCCCGTGTGCCACAATCATAGTAACAAGATTTGTAAAACCAACTTCCCTGATTATTTATAAAAAGGTGTCCATAGCTTACGAAGACAAGAACACACAGCGTCATCTACTTGTCTGATCTCTGACAAGGTTCTCAATCATACTGCGGATAGCCTGGATGTTTTCATCCATACGAGCCACTGCAACAGCCTGGGTCTGGACTACAGTCTCCAGTGACTGAATGCGAGTCTCATGCCGCACAATTTCTCTAGCATTGCTCTCAACGTTACTACTCAGGTTTGCAATGAACCAGACAAGCGTAACTGTCTGCAACAGAATAGCAAGCAGAAATGTAAGGGGTACTGACTTGCTCAGGTGCCACTGATCATTTGACATCGTCAAAAATATCCTCTTTTCGTAGGTAACCTTCTTCGTACATAGCCCTCTCGACGTGATTGAGGGTGTACCTAACTCCAGTATTCTGGTAGATCGCCTCCCTAACGTAGAAGACGGAACTGTGGGGGATGTGGACTCGGCGTAGTCTACCCTCATCCTGGTCTGCTAGTGCCTTGTAGAACTCTTCGAGGACGTTCTCAGACGTGTAGTATTTCATAGTGACACCTAGTTATACTCGCATACTGGCTGAAGTCAACTCCTTTTTGTTGGGAGAGAAGAAAAAATCTGCACATGCGTACTTAAGTAATACTTAGGTCCAACCCCTCCTCCCTAAAAGGGAGGGAACGACAGAGAAAGTCCCCCCTATGTAATACTTAGGTTCTTACTTAAGTAATATAATTATATATAGGAGAGAGAGGAGAGGACTAAGTCTAGTCTTAGTCTATACTCTAGTACCCTTAAGTAATACTTAAGTATGTTATACTAGGTTTTGGACATCTGTCAAGCATAAAATGTACTTCTGTAGGAAAAAGTTATTAGATAAGTATGGTTTCCAGAGAACATCTGCAGTTCTGTAGTTATTCTGGGGGTTACCTCAGCAGGAACCCGCCGCCTAAAACCGATTTATTGATCACGAATTGTTACAAGTATTACATGGCTGTGATGTAAACGGTATTAACATAAGATCCTGGGGTTAAACGGGGGTTTATACATGGGGTATTCGGGGAATGTGGTTAACAGATACTGAAATAACCCTCCGCTGGCAGAGTGCATGTATATATAACGTAGACCCCCCGGCTGGCCCATGCCTCCCCCTAGTCTCTCTCGCCTAGGATCGGGGTAATCCTTGGGTATTTCATGCGTTAACATGCTGAAAACACAGGGATTTGCAAACAATTCGACATTGTTGGCTTAGGGAAAACACGGATTTTCCTGTGATGTTATAACATAACACTCGGTCGCAAGGAGCAAGCACATTTTTGGGGATACCTAGCTCGCACATGCGTATGCGCAGGATCTATACCCCCCACAAGGAAAACCCGTGAACGAATCAGGAACACCGATGGATTCCGTCACGATACCGACAAAGATTTGTTTGATTCCAACACGTTATCACTTTTTTGAAAAAAGGTCTTGCAATTCGTTTCGGATTCCGTCAGATTCAAATCATCGAAAGCGACAAGGTTCCGACGGAGTAGGCCAAGCGCCCTTGATCCCCTAGGTTCCAGCGTCCTAAGCGATAGCACGGATGAAAAGCCCTGCACGAATTTAGGTGGTTGACAAGTGCGGCAAGTGGTGCCAAGGTAAATGCAAGACGAATCGCAGCCCCTAGCTAGGTGACTAGCATGGCGACCAAATGGAGAGACTAAGGGACTCTCAGTAGTAGGATCGTGAAAGCCCGATCTAGCGTGCATGGATACCGTGATGACGATTGCCCTCAGTCTGGTCAGAATGTTTTTTGATACAGCACAGGCGTAGCTAAGGCGGGCCAACCACGCTCTTGACATAGGTCATGGGGTATGCTTGTGTTGCTCTGAAAACATGGAGGGTGTAACATGACACAACACGTTCGTAATATTCTTAAGGTCTATCGTATGGCTACGTCCGATGATGTGCGGGATGGTATCGAGTGGTATGCCCGTGCGAAACGTGAGGCGCAGTTTATTTCGCAGCGTCTTGGTCTGCCTGTCTCTACTGTTGTCGGTGTGATGGCTGCGCTGTCACCCAACAATCGCTGGGAGCGTAACAAGGTTGATGCCTTCAACATGTGCTCGGCCTACGTCAAGGGTCTATACGTGGGTGACTTCAAGGTGTCCACCTACTTCAAGATGAAGATCAAGGCGTGGTCTATCCTTGAAGATCACCTGTCGGATGATAATGATATCCTTGCCCGACTCAATGGGCAGAAGATCCGGTCGTTTTACAGCAACATCATGGGGCTGGATGAAGTGACAGTTGATGGACACGCCCTAAATATTGCACGAGGGTATCGTGTAGGTCTCACCGATGATGCCACGAACATCGGGGTGAAAATGTATCGTGAATTGCAGGCGGCATATGTCCGTGCTGCAAAGCGTGCTGGTGTAAAGCCCCATGAAATGCAGGCAATCACGTGGACTGTCTGGAAGCGTGTGCATAGCATCTAAGGGGATTGACATGCTGAAAAACTATGTGCTACTGACAATTCAGGCGGTGTTACTTGCGCTTGCCTGCTACGGAATGTTGGTCATGATGATGGCCTTGGGATAGGGATACTTGAGATGACATACAATCACATGACACGAATCTGGAACGCTGCAATGGACAAGCCTACGATTGAACTAGCACTGCGCCATGCAGACACTCAGACCTATGACCTACTGCGTGACATGGGCTTTTCCATGTATGTCGCAAGTGCAGCCTGCGATGAAGTGCTGAAAGATATTGCGAAATACTATCACCGCCCGACAATCGAGGAACTGGTGTCTGAGTCTGGCCTATCCATAGAGGAGGTAGTGTGATGAACTATGTGATCTTTTCCATCGACGATGTGCATGAGGTGCATACCCTCGCCAAGTTCACACACACTGTCGATGTGCATCGTGTGATGCAGCGTATGCAGGGTGACATGAAGATCTGTGTCGGTGCATACAAGGGTGCGCTTGAGACTAGCTTTATCATGACTGAGCATGACGCCAAGTTCACACACACTGTCGATGTGCATCGTGTGATGCAGCGTATGCAGGGTGACATGAAGATCTGTGTCGGTGCATACAAGGGTGCGCTTGAGACTAGCTTTATCATGACTGAGCATGACTTCGCTGCCTTTATCGAGGGGTCCGAGTATGTGCTCAATCAGGAGTCTGTGTTGCTCCTAGAGGATGGACACAGGGGTAACACCTATGCCAGCCTGTACTACCTGTCTCGGGGTGTGCGTGATGGTGAGCATGTCAGCCTTGGCCTACTCAAGTCTGTTGACAAGTCGGTGGCACTAATGCAGGATGCTTGGACCTACCGACCTGACCTTAACATCTACTGGATTACGGAGGATATCTGATGTTCGTTATCTTTGCAACCAAGCCCCTCAATGATGGCACGAAGGGGTTCCGCTTTAACTTCCTTGGGCAGAAGGGGCTGATCCGCAAGCGTGTCTGGATCAAGCGTGGCTGGAAGCGTGAGCGTCTCAAGGGAACCACTGCCTACCACATGGGTAAAGTGTCGGTCTACCTTGAGCGTAGCAACAGCCCCCGTAAACTATACCACTTCGCAGGGTGATGTGATGTTCAAAGTATTCTGGACTGAGTCAGGGACAGGCGAGCGTTGTGTTGCTGGTCCCTTCAAGACACGGGAGGAGGCGTATGCTGCGCCCCTCACTAAACTCTACCCACCTATTCGCAACACCATTCAGGTGTATGAGGAGAAAGCCGATGAAAGGGATTGACATGACTGTGTGCGTCCATGTAAATAGCCGCTATGTAGACAGTGATAAGCACGACCTAGATGAGTATGACACACATACTTTACAGTGTGCTGTTCAATCTCTTACATGGCATATCAATCAATGGGTAAAAATGGGTAACCCTGAAAAAGCACAACCCTATTTAGACTTTAAGAGTCGCATCAAGAACCATCTGAACAAAGGATAAGACAGATGAGCAACCCCTTCGCCAAGTCCCGCCCACAGCACCAGCCCTACGCAATCTATCGTGCTGGTGACTTCATCTTCCATGTCTGCAAGACATACAAGAAACCAGCCAACGAGGTGGGTGACATCTATGCCCGCTGGTTTGTCTGGGCATCCAGCCCCTTCACTCACGGATCAATGGAGGGTGGTGACACCTACCGCTCAGAGATCGTGAACTCTGCCCGCCTAGTGGCTGCTGAACCTGAGTGGCTTGAGCATCACGCAAAGGGTGTGCCTATGCCTACACCTGAGGAATACATCGCAGCACATGCAACAGTGGAGGTGGGGTAATGGCCTACAATATCTACGTCGATGGCAAGTTAAACGCTGTGTGTAGGGATGAGTATGATGTGGTGATCAAGTGTGTCACCCTCTACCGAGAGGTGAGTGACCATGTTAATGCCTATGAAGTGTCAGTCACTGGTGCTGAGACACCCTATGACTGGGTGAAATCCTACGAGGAGTTATGCAATGGCTGACATCTACAGAAACCAAGACGAACTGATCAAGGGTTACCTTGACTGGCTGGAGAAACAGCCTGGGCCTGTCACTGGCCTTGAACCTGAGGCATCACACTTCAGACACCTGCTTGGAGTATACCATGAGGCTGTGTGTGATCCACCCGAGGGTGTCATTGGTGTGGGTGCTATCACCTACGCTGAACAGAAACTAGTGGAGGCACAGCAGTGAATACCTTTGACGCAGTCATGACAATCGAGTGTGACGATACTGCAACAAACCATGAGATCATCAATGCCTTTCAGTATTTGATTGACAGTGGTGCTGTCTGGAGTTTACAGGGTTGGTATGGGCGCACTGCCCGCAGCCTAATTGAACAGGGTCTATGCACAGGAGTAAATGAAGATGCTTGACCAACTTAAGAACGTATACACCAAGGACTATGGGTTCGGTGATGACTTCCGTATCCACTGTGTTCTCGACAGCCTACTCTATGGTGTCGAGGGGGCAGCAAAGAAACGCCGAGTCTCCACCACCTCGATCTACAAGTGGCGTAAGGATTATGCCAAGGCAACAATGGAGTTGCTTGGGTGATCCGATACATCACCCGTGTTGGTGTTGCCCTGTCTGTCCTGATCAACGTGTTGATAGGCGGGGCAAGCAACCAGACTTTCAGTGCTAGGAATTGGGACTGGAAGCGTCGTGGTCTACCACATATAGTGTGGGCAATAGACTTAACCCTAGGCAAGGAACACTGTATGCAGTGTTGGGTATACTGGAAGGTGAGGAAGTGGTAGATGTATAGAGCAGTCATTGATACCACCGCAGGTGAAGTGTTCGAGGGTGAGGCTGACACCCTGTCTCAGGCTGTGTCATTCGCAAGCAACACAGCACGATCAGGTGACAGGGTTCAGATCTTCTCAGTCCTAGATGGGTTGTGTGGACCTGAGGTTCAAGACCTCATCCTAGAATATGTTGAGGATGGTTGGGAAAGTTATGACGCCTAAGCTATAACTTAAGAATATAGCTTAAGAGTTATAAGTAAGAGAGAGGAGTTAGGTAACCCTAAGTATACTTAAGTAATACAGGGTAGCAGACTCCTCACCCACCCGTCAACAGAAAAGTTTTGTTGATCAAGAGGACAGGCACATGATACAATTCATACTCGGTAGACTTCTACTTGCTGCTCTTGTTGTTGTGACAATGATGCTGATGGTAGACCTGAGTGATCTGTTATGACAGGGGATGATCCACACGATGACTGGTCACACAATGTTGTCCAACTTAAAGTATCTCAAAGAGATAAAGAACAAGAAGGGGAAGATCACCTACCGCTTCACCCCACCACAGGATGCAGTGGCAGCGGGGGTAGTCAGAGCACAGACGTTTCGGGACGGAAGGACAGCACGGCATGAAGTCCCCAAGCTGATTGAGAAAGTCGAAGCCTTCCGCCGTGGTGATATCGTGGCAGGTAACATAGGTCCAGCCTCAAGCCTGCGTCAGGTGGTAGCCCACTACCTCACCAGCCCACAGTTTAGATCCCTCTCGCATGGATCGCAGAGAACCTACGAGGCTCGACTGCAACACGCTATGGATACTGACTACGGAACCAAGACATTCGGTGATGTTAAGGTTAAGAACCTCAACGCCATGACCTGTCACCAGATCTACCACTACTGGGTAGAGGATGGTTCAGTTGCCAAGGCCAATGAGTTATCACGAATTGTTTCAGTGGTGTTCAATCACTGTCGTTCCCTTGACATGCTGGATGACAATCCCATGTCGAAGGTTCGCAAGCTAAAGCATGAGCCACGATACAACACATGGACACCCGAGCAGGTAGAGTTGTTCCTCGACACAGCATTCTCTAACTTTCGCTGGAGGAATATCGGACTGATCGCATACATGTGCTATGACTGGGCGCAGAGACCCACGGATGTCCGTCTCCTCAAGTGGTCCAGCCTAGACCTAGACAAGCAGGTGGTCACCATCAAGCAGACCAAGCGTGGTGCTACTGTGCAGATGCCAGTATCAGATGAGTTGACCACCATGCTCAGTCAGCAGAAGAAGGACTGGGACTTCCAGGAATACGTAGTGCCTCAGCAGAGGCCCGCTGACGGGGCATACAGGCCGATGGAGAGGGAGCAGGTATCCCACCTAGCCAACGAGGTGAAGGCTGCTGCTGGGCTTCCTGAGGATATCTGGATCGGTGACCTGCGTAAGACTGGTATCGTTGAGATGATCGAGGCAGGGGTTGACTCGCTCCAGATCATGAGTGTAACTGGTCACCAGAATGTTCAGTCACTCAACCCATACCATAAGCATACACTCAGGGCTGCAACCAATGCCCTAGACATGAGGAAGAAACGATGAATGATGATGACAACAAGCCTAAGCTGAATGTGGTAGCCTTCAGGAAGCCTGAGGAGGTTGAGACTGACAAGGATATCAACGTAGACATGGTGCTTGAGGCTGCACAGGGTAAGCTTAAGTCTGTTGTGATAGCAGGCTGGACTGAGGAGGATGGCTTCTACTTCGCTATGTCACAGGGTTCTATTGCAGAAAACCTGATGATTGTTGAGTGTGCCAAGGCTCTGCTCGTGGAGTATATGATCGGGGGGATACAGACTGATGACTGACATGATGATTACGATAAGTATGCAGATATTCGAAGACATGGCCGACCGCATCGAGGAACTGGAAGCCAAGCTGGAGAAGGCGATGGAGGCACTGCAGAAAATCAAGCAGCCGTATCCAGCAGACGCCCACAGGCTGATCCACGGAGACAGGCAGATCATTGAAATAGCCGACGCCATCCTCGCAGAACTGAAAGGACAGGACGATGGGTGAAGAAAAACTAAGCACTATCGTAATCGCTGACACAGTAGAACACGAGGATGGTTCAGCCACCTACACCTTCGACATGGATGATGCGTCCACTAAGAAGATCACTGAGTTAGGCTTAGAGTTTATCCTGACTTGTGCTGCGTATGGTTTGGATATACAGGATGCACTACAGGTAATTGCTGACTACGGGAAAGAGTTCGGTAAATGTAGTGACGAAATTGAAGGGCCATACACGGCTGATGATATACAGGAGATGTTCACAAATGACTAATGTAAAAGAAAAACTGGTGAAGCGACTGCTTGAGGGTAGTGATGACATCTGTACTGATTTTGTGGTCGTCGGACTAGAGGACAGCCTTGAGACTATCTGTGCTGAGGTTGAGCGTCTGGTAAATACCAAAGACCTATCAGACCTACAGCACACAGACCTGAATGAACTCTACCATGATGGCAAGGCTACCATTCGTGTGCTGAAGTTTTACACTGTTGGCTACTATAATGAGGAGAGCCAGCTTATGAACAAGGCTTGGGATAAAATGATGGATCAGGTGTTCTGATGTCACATTGGCATTATCAACTGATGAAGCACACGTCACCTGAGGGTGAAGTATACTACGCAGTGCATGAGTATTACGATCTGGAGACTGGCCCTGCGTTTACACACAACCCTGTCACTGTAGATGGTGAGAGTGTGGCTGAGGTAGTCCAGATGCTGAACAACATTTCTGTAGACATTTTGAAACATGGAGTGAAAGACTATGAGTAAGGAATGCTCAGAAGAAAAGCACGAGGCTATCAACCGATATACTGTAGCTACCCTTGAGGTTCTTATGAAAGAGTCTGAGGACAAGTGGGGTGACGAACAGTATGAGACTGAGTTCTTGGGTGACTTGTATGCCCGCATGATTGTCAGTGTCTACATGGGTTACTTCCCACAGAAGATGGGTGAGGATGCTGAGGCTGGTGCGCTACGTCTGATGAAGCTAACTGGTGTAGACATGGAGGAGATTGAAGAATGATTAGCAAACCCTACATATATAGCCCCGTAGAGATCAGAGACCTCAAGGATATAGACACTGTGACAGCCTTGATGATTGAAGGTTATGCCCTTGCTTGCACTGACATCATGTACGCCATGACAAAGGACTCGCCCTGTGCTAAGAGCTACGATCCTATGCGCATTGAGGGTATGACTGCACACAGCTATGCCTTTGACCTCAAGGATGGTGGGAGACACCATGACCTGACTGAGTATGAGAGCGTAGGGGAAATCCTGAAAGACCTCGTCAAAGAAACGCTTGAATGGGTGGATACTGAACATGATTAAAGCAACTAAGGCTTGACATAATAAATTTTATGTGTAAAACTACTGCCGTAACAAATACACAGGAGGTTACGTTGAGTAGAAAAACAAACACCTGCCCTAAATGTGGGGCAGATTCGTCGGATAGTAAACATACGAGCGGGTACTGCAAACCCTGTTCGAACAAAAGTTCTGCGGTTTACCAAGCGATAAAAGACGAGGCTCAACCTTTTTATCGAAAGGTCATTCGAAAGAAGACCCAGTGTAAGAGGGAGTGTCTAGATTTTGATCTTACAGAAGAGTATCTTGAAAGTATCTGGACAGGTTCTTGTCCTATACTTGAAGTGCCCTTAGATATAAGAGCTTCTAGGTCAGAGACCCATGCCCCACACCTCGACAGGATAGACCCAAGTAAAGGTTACGTGAAAGGTAACGTCCAGTGGCTATCGGCTAGGGCTAACAGATTGAAAAACAACATGACAAAAGATGAGCTTGAAAGGTTGTACAAATGGTTGAACAAATAAAGGCCACCTTGAAAGACCACATGGGATCAGACATTAGTGTAGTGAATGCTGCACGGGTATCCTTTGGTAAGACCTCACACCCCGTTGAATGGCTCAACTATGACTACGAGGATGGCTCACGCTGCGGTGACCTGATCGCTGTGCTTGATCACCGTGACCAGAAGCTGGTACGTTACCTAGCCAAGCACAATCACATCAGCCCATTCGGTCATGCCTTTGCCAGCTTCCATGTGAAAGCTCCGATCTTCGTAGCCCGCCAGATGGTCAAGCATTCCTTTCTTCGTTGGAACGAAGTCAGTCGTCGCTACGTGGATGATGAGCCAGAGTTCTACACACCTGATGTCTGGCGTGGTCGTAGTGAGGATAAGAAGCAGGGTAGTGAGGGTGTAGTCGAGAGCAATGCAAACATGTTATACTATAACGACAAAGCTCTTGGTCTGTACAACCAGCTACTTGATGAGGGTGTCGCACCTGAGCAAGCCCGCATGGTTCTGCCTCAGAGCACCATGACTGAGTGGTGGTGGAGCGGAAGCCTTGATGCCCTCGCCCGCATGTGTAGGCTACGCTGTGCTACTGACACACAGTATGAGACACGTGTTGTAGCTGACCAGATTAGTGAGGTGATGGGGGATCTCTTCCCTGTTTCGTGGGGAGCCTTGATGGATGTTCACGATTGAGTTTCAGCCAGACCACACGATTGTAACAAGTCTTGATGAAGATGATATGTGCGAGGATATCCAGATGGTTCTCACAGAGGAGAGCGTCTACCTCGTGCAGTATGACAATGAACTACAAGAGACGCAGACTATCCTGATCTCATTCCAACAACTCCTGGATCTCTTCGCCTCGCTTGACAGGTCAGAGGGTTCCTACTATGTAGAAAGGAAAGACAATGCCAGTTGAGGTTGTATCGACACTACTTGGTGTGCTAATATACGGATCTATGTTTTTCTTTTCGGGGGAGTGATGAGCCAACTCACACACCAGCCCTGTCCCTTCGCAGACTGTAAGTCGAGCAATGCCTTTGCTTGGGATACAGAGGATCGGACAGGCTACTGTCATTCATGCAGCGGGAGTTATCCAGCAGCAGGCCATACCAAGGGGATCAACTTGAAAGACTGGGCTAAAGAAACCTACCCTGTTATACCACTGGTGGATGCCAAGCGTGTCCAGCCTGATGGTGTAACCTACGAGGGGATCAGATCCCTCGATGCAGATGTCGCTAAGTACTACGGCATCCAGCTACAGACATACGAGGGTCAGCCCCTTCGGTATGCCTACAAGTATCCAGGGAATACCAAGTATCGTGACTACCATGACAAGAAGAAGTCCTGGTACAAGGAGACTGGCCTGGGTTCTAATGACTTGTTCGGCCCTGACTTCAACGCAGGTACCAGCAAGCGTATCTACATTACTGAGGGAGAGTTTGACGCAGCCAGCCTGTACCAGATTCTTGACAAGCGTTGGCCTGTCATGTCCCTACCCTCCGCATCTATCGGGGACAAGTTCTTCCAGAAGAACAAGGACTACCTCGACTCCTTCTCAGAGATTGTCTATGCGGGTGAGCTAGATGCTGCTGGTCGGAAGGCTGCTGATAAATTCTACAGCATCTTCCCCAAGAAGTTCTGGTATGTACCGATGACCAAGTACAAGGATGCCAATGACTTCCTGCAGGCTGGAGACACAGAGGATCTCAAGTGGGCAGCGGTAAAGGCACAGCGGTACTCACCCGAGAACTTCTTCATCTCTGAGGATGCAGTCACCACGGCCATCCTGAACGAGAACCCCTACGAGTATGTCCCGACTGGGCATGAGGGTCTCGACAGTATGATCCGTGGTCTGGTCAAGGGTGGCCTCACTTTCATCAAGGCACCCCGTGGTACTGGCAAGACTGAGGTGATCCGCTACCTAGAGGTGGGGCTTCTTAAGAACAGTGATACGGCTGTCTTCGCTGGCCTACACATGGAGGAGATGAAGTCCACCACCTATCGTGCTATGGCTACCTACGAGTTGGGTATCAACGTGCGTACCAAGGATGATGCCAAGGCTAATGGCTTCACCGAGGAAAAGGTGGTTGAGGCAGCACGTCAGGCTGTCAGGGGTGAGCGCACGATCCTCTTCGAGATGCGGTCGGATGATAACCCGATGTCCCTGCTGGATCACATCAGGACTGCGGCCACTGTCTACGGAGCAGACTTCATCTTCATCGACCACGTACAACGTCTGGCATATTTGTCACAGGCTGGTGTTGATGGAGCAACATCGACACTGACAATGCTTGGGAGTCAGGCAGCACAGCTTGCCAAGGAGTTGAACATTGGTGTAGTATTCATCTCCCAAGTAAACGACGATGGTCGGACGAAGTATGCTGGTGCTCTTGAGGAAGAGGCTGTGATTTGTGTCGATCTCTACCGTGATGGTGAGAGTGAGGATGAGTTGGAAAAGAACACTACCGTCCTCAAGATTACAAAGAACAGACCATTCGCAAAGCTCGGTGTAGCTGGGAGCCTCTACTACGATCCAGCCTCGACCATACTTCGTGAACATTTCTAGTTGACATAAAAGGTCGCTTCGAGTATAACTAGCGAATCGGCCTTTTAGGAGATTAGAATGGAGAGACTGTGTCAGAACTGCGGGGCAACCCTGGCCCCGACGAAGAGAAGCCATGCTGTTTTCTGTGACGTTAAGTGCAAGAAGCAAGCAGAACACAAGAGGAGGATTGCCGATCCTGAGAAGAGGGAAAGGAACAGGCAAAGATCTAAGCAGTGGAGAGAGTCCAACCCAGAGAAAGCCAAGGAGAAAGTATCTCTGTGGATTTCTAACAACCCTGAGAAAGTTGCAAGGGTGAAGGCTAGGTACAGGAACAACAAGATACGTTCAACACCGACCTGGCTAACCCCAGAGCAGTTAGAAAGTATGGAATCTTTGTATGCTTTATGCCGACGCTTTGAGCAGCTTATGCCTGCAAGGTATCACGTAGACCATATAGTACCCTTAAATGGGAGAAGTGTTTGTGGTCTAAACGTACCTTGGAACTTGCAAGTGTTAGAAGCAACGTCTAACATACGCAAGAAGAATAAGTTTGAAACTGATTGGGAGAACTTCTAATGATCTTTGACTGCGAGACTGACAACCTTCTGGAAGAGGCGACGAAGATCCATGTCCTCGCCTACTATGAAGGCGGTCAGGTTCGCCACACCCATAACTATGATGAGATGCGAGACCTTCTTGTCCACGCAAAGGTTCTGATAGGTCACAACATTGTTCGGTTCGATATCCCTGTGCTTGAGCGTATCCTTGGTATCAACATCAAGGCCAAGCTCTATGACACTCTGCCCATGTCCTGGGTCATGTTCACGGATATGATGCAGCATGGACTTGAGGTGCATGGTGAACGCTATGGTGTGCCAAAGCCTAGCATTGCAGACTGGCAGAGTCTGACACCCCAGGAGTATGCACATCGTTGTGTCGAGGATGTGAAGATCAACATGAAGCTGTGGGATGATCTGATCAAACGCTTCAAGCTAGTGTATGGTAATGACAAGCAGAGCCTCGACCGTTTCCTGCAGTACCTCACCTTCAAGATGAAGTGTGCAGCGATGGCAGAGCAGTCGAAGTGGAAGCTTGACACTGAGTTGGTGGAGAAGAGCCTGCACACTATCGTCAAACTACAGGACGAGAAGGTGGAGGAACTGGCTGCAGTTATGCCACCAGTACCCCAGTATCGTAAGAAGCAGAAGCCGAAGACGATGTTCAAGAAGGACCGCACCCTGTCTGCACATGGACAGGAGTGGTTTGATGAGTGCAAGAAGCAGGGTCTTGATCCTAGCCAGGAGGAGCCACTCAAGATCCTCAAGGGCTACGACAAAGCCAACCCCAACTCCTCTGATCAGGTCAAGGCTTGGCTGTTCAGCATGGGATGGGAACCCTGTACCTTCGACTACAAGAAGGAGGATGATGGGTCTGAGCGGACTGTACCACAGGTTCGCAAGGATGGTGAGCTTGCCCCCTCAGTCACACTCCTGATTGAGGAACACCCCGAGGTCGAACTGCTGGATGGTCTGACTGTCCTCCAGCATCGTCGTTCTATCTTCGAGGGTATGCTTGAGTCTGTTGATGAGGATGGCTACGTCAAGGCTGAGATTGCTGGCCTGACTAACACCCTCCGCTTCAAGCACAAGAAGCCTCTGGTCAATCTGCCTGGGGTAGACAAGCCCTGGGGTAAGGAGATCCGGGGTGCCCTGATTGCACGTGAGGGTCATGTCCTGTGTGGTGCAGACATGGTATCCCTTGAGGCTACCACCAAGAAGCACTTCATCTACCCCTATGACCCCGAGTATGTCCATGAGATGTCTGAGCCTGGGTTTGATGAACATCTTGATCTTGCAGTCAGGTCTGGCTATATCAGCAGGGATGACTACACCTTCTACACCACTGCCGATGAAGACACAGTGGCTGACAGGGATCGCTTCAAGGGGATCAAGAAGATCCGCAAGAAGTTCAAGCCTGTGAACTACGCCAGTGTCTACGGGGTCAGACCCAAGAAGCTGTCCCGTACCACAGGCATGTCCATGCAGGAGGCTGCAGTCCTGATCGACTCATACTGGGAACGTAACTGGGCAGTCAACAGGTTCGCTGAGGATCAGGAAGTCAAGAAGGTTGGTGGGCAGATGTGGGTGAAGAACCCAGTCAACAACTTCTGGTACACCCTACGCTTTGAGAAGGATATCTTCTCTACTCTCAACCAGGGTACAGGTGCCTACTGCTTTGACCAGTGGGTGGCACACTACCTCACCAGGAGACCCAACATTGTCGGCCAGTTCCACGACGAGTCGATCAATGACATCCCTATCGGTGAGGAACAGGAGCATGAAGCAGCCCTCAAGTGGGCTATTCAAGCGGTCAATGCAAAGCTCAGGCTGAACGTTGACCTTGATGTAGATGTTCAGTTCGGGTCAAGGTACTCTAGTATTCACTAGGGGTTGACCCCAGTAAACTGGACATGCTACAATTCGTTATCGCAACTGTCATGAAAGGATAA